ATCACCATAAATTAATGCAATTCTTTTTAATTGTAAACGTCCTGCAGATATAGTTGCACCACCTCCTGCAGCTTTAGTTTCTCTAGGATAAAATTTAGAGAATTGATATTTAAAATTATATTTTCTACCTACAAAGACAGGGTGTGCCGAGTGATCTCCTAAAGATGTAATTGTAGTAGAACTAGCTTGTGTAATAACTAAATTTCTTCCTTTTTTATTTGTACCCCAAGCACCGTTATAAACTACTTCCATAGGATTAGTTTCAGGGTAAGGTATTGTCCAAGTAGTTAAATTTGTACCACTACTATAGCTACCTGTTACCGTTGCTTTTCTATCTAATAAAACTGGAAAACTTAAATCAGTATCTACTTCATTAGCTTTTAAATTCATTCTTTCAACGTAAGTACCATCAGCTCTTTTAATAATTAAGTAAGCTATGTTTTGAATAATGTCTATTCCTAAAATAACATCTGTACTAGCAAACGAATAAGTAGACCAAGATCGTTGTAGAGCTTTTTGGTTTACATCAAAATAATATTTATAAACAAATATTTTACTTCTATCTCCATCAGATAAGGCAAACAAAGTTTTCTCACCTGAAGAACCTTTAAGTGAATATATATTTGCTTTTATATATCTAGGTAAATTAATTGTTGTATCTGTAGCATCTTTAATTTCGCTATCGCTTGAAATGTAATATTCAGACACACCACTAAACGAACCTCTATTACTTGCAAAGTAAATGTTTTGACCTAACCCTATGGGTTTAGCTTTATCAGAAATTTCATATTCAGTTGCTTGGTTAATAGATACAGTTTTAGCTGTAAGTGTTTCTTCTGGTTTTAAAATAAATTGTGATTGATCTGAAAACAATATTAATTCTTCATTAAAAGGTACTGCATATTTTAAAATACTAACTTTGTTGTGTGACATAGAAATATCAACAACATCATCATCTTGAGTTGTAGTTACAGTAGTATAATAAAAATTAAAAAATTCACCTGCTTTAGAAAAGATTACATTTTCATCAGAACAAAAACCTAATCTATTTCTATAAAAGAAAATATCATTAATTTTTGTACCAATAAAAGATGGGTCTGGGTTTGTTTCTGAATCTCCACATTCTCTTGGTTTCCAAGAAGGGTCATCATAACTTACACCACCAATAGTATACGTTCCACCATCACAAGGTGTAAATCTAAAATTTCCGTCTGCTGTTCTAATTAATACAAATGGCATAGTTGTTGCTGATATATTATTATCTAAACCATCTTTAACTGTTTCAACCCAAGCACTACCGTCCCATTTAACAAAGTAGTTATCGAATTGTGTACCACTATCGCCAGTAATTTCTATTTGAAATCCTGTATATCCAACATAAGGTAAATCAGAAAAATTTTGAGTTTTATCTTTTAATAAAATTAAACCATCTCCACCTAAACCATCTGAAACCCCTGCTGTAAATGTGCCTGAATTTTTCTTTACGTAAATAATAGAACCATCTCTTACAACTGTAAAACCTGATAAATTACTATTTAAATCATTTGTTAATTCTGTAGCAATATTATCTGTTGTAATTGAACTAGCATTTCCTGAACTTGAGTTATCTAAAGTTTCAAAACTTGCTACTTCACTTCCATCTATAGTTATTTTGTAAGTTGTTTTATACTGACCATTCTTAACAAAGAATATTGCTTCGTCAGGTCGAGAAGCTGATGCACTTCCTGATTTAGCTACTGTTTTAGTTTTGTTAATTATAAAAGTATAATCTGCAACTGTAATACAGTTAATATCTGTTTGTGGTGTTGTTGTTGCTAAATAAGTTAAACCTGAAGGTGCTACTACAGTTTTCTCGACACCTGCTAATGTATATGCTTTTATACCACCGTTAGTAATTAAAATTTGATATTCTTCTATCTCACTTCTGTTAATTAAATGGGTTTTAACTGCTACATCTGTTGCTGTACTTAATTTAGCTATGTGTTCAGTCGGTGGTCTTTTACCTAATCCAAATACAACATCTGACAAACCATTCTCTTGAATGTTTGCTTGGTTTGGTAATCTAACTGTATCTGGTTGTTGAGATATACCATTTAATAAATTTTGAATTGAAGAACTAACTAATCTAGCCATTATTAATCTTCTGGTTGAAAGTTATTTCTATCTAATGTTCTTGCAACGTCATAATTATTAAAGATACTATGATCTCTAGTATCTCCTTCTGCTTCTTTTAAAACAGACAATGCTTGTAATTCATCTACTTGATGAAACTTGTGTAATAAATCAGACGCTAACATTCTATCTTGAAAAATTCTTGCAGCTCTTATTGTAATGTATCTTCTTGCTGCCTCTGGTATTGCTATAAAATCTAAAAACCAAACTATATCTACATAAACTATAGCATCAGTTATTGTATGTGTATGTTTTTTTCTATCCCATAATTTTCTTGATCTTTCAACGTAGTCATTATGTTGGCTAGTACCAGACGTATCTATTCTTAAACAGTTTGAGGGAAGCTCGACTTGACTAGACGAGTTAGGAGTTAATTGATAATCTGTATCTGAATTAAAATGCCAACCGACACTTTGTACTTCTCGACTTACATTATCTAATATTGTAATTGCTATTGACACATCAGTTGTTGTAGCAGATGTAATAGTGTTAACAGGTGTTTCGCCTATTGCCGTCATCATTACATTAACGGCTTCTAATTTACTTGTAGGTGATGTTGTCATATATGATGTATTAAATTCTGTTGTAATTGTGGTTGTTGTATGTGTGTTTCTTGTATAAGTTGTCGACTTCAGGGGTCAATTTCTCGACCCCTAAAGCCAGTAAAACAAACGTAAATAAATTACGAAGTTTTGATTTCGAACGCAGCGTCAGGTCTTAAGATACCGTGACCCATAGCATATTTAGCTACAAGTAAAGTACCTTGTCTTCTAACGTCATATTCCATCTCGACAGCTAAATCCATTAGCTTAACTGTTCCAACACAAGATTTGTGCCAAACAGCACCAACAGTATTTGAGTAATCTCCACCCAATGTACCGTCAGAACCGTCAAGAACTCCAGATGTAATGTTCGTTGAAGGTAAGTTGTTAGTTTTCACAATGTGAATACCTGCAACTTTTAATACTTCACCTTCAGCGTAAGCACCTTTTCCACCCCAATCTCTGTTGATTACGTTAGTAGTTTGTACTAATGCGTAATAAGCAGCAGGTGAAACGGCACAATATCTGTCGTTTTCTGGTATGTTAGCTTCGTCCATCTTTTGAGCAGCACTAAAAATAGTTGCTGCAGCAGATGCTCCGTTAGTTGGCTCGTTTACAATAGTTCCACCAGCGAAAGATTCGCCTAAGAATTTGTCTTGGAAGATTGAAACGGCAGACATATTGCCTGAAGTCAAGTTTGAAGTATTGATTTCTACATTTGAGAAGTTCAATAGACCCATAGAATGGTTATACGAAGAAGTTGAATCATCGATTTCAAAAATGCGGGCGCGGCGGTCAAAGCAAGTGGTCGCGATCCGGTCTCCATCCGGCGAGAAGGCGGCGCTGGCGATGGGGTTCGGATGGACATGGCGGGTCGTTAACGCCTTTCCGGTTCCGGCGTCAAACACCTGGACGGCTCCGCCCGTCAAGGAGCCTTTGATGTCGGTTTCCCTGCCGTCCATGATGGCCGCCAGCAGGGCTCCGTCGGCGGAAATGACGACGGACCTCAGACCGGAAACAAGATCCCGGTCAAGCGAAAGAAAACTCATTTTGTCATCGACGTTGTTTTCAATGATCACCGTGTTCCCGTTGGTGGCGCGGGCGAGGAATTTGCGCGTCGCGGCGTTGGCGTTGGCCGGGGGCATTCCGCTGCGACGACCCGTGCGGGCGTCCCAGACGAAACGAAGGTCATTTGCGTCCCTGGCAACGACCCTTGCGCCGTCGGGGCTGTAGGCGGCCCGGGACACCGGTGTGGGATGCTCCAGCGGACGAATCGTCTGGACCCCGGTCGCGGCGTCCCAGACGCGCGCAGTCCGGTCGGCGCCGACGGTCAGCGCTCTATTTCCGGCGGGGCTGAAGGAGGCGCTCCAAACGCCAACGGCGTGGGCGAGCGGCCCCGCCACCCGCCGGCCATCGGCGGCATTCCAGATCCACGCCTCGCCCTTGATCGGAATCAAGGCCCTGCGCCCGCCTTGTTGGATTTCGCGTCTTTCGTTGACCGACACAATGAGCCGTTTGCCATCGGCGCTGTATTCCAGGTGTTCGATACGATTGGAGTGAAGCAATGGCGGAGGCTGCGGTTGGGTCGGGTCGACGCTCCAGATCCGGGCGGCGGTCTGGCCTGGCGGCGCGGCCGAGATCGCGGCGATGAATTTCCCGTCCGGACTGAAAGCGACGGTCCCGGTGTTGGGCGACACGGGGAAAGGCGCTCGCAGGGGAAGCGTGAAATTGCGGTGGGTCAGGGCGGAAATGAGTCGGGTTGCGGCGATTCGATCATTGG